ATGGAACGCGCGATTGAGATACCGCCAGCCTTCGGTGATTTCTCCCGTCCCTATCGCTACCGCATCTGGTATGGCGGACGTGGTTCTTCCAAGTCATGGACGGTCGCGCGTGTCCTCGTGGCGATGGCCGCGACGCGAAACCTGCGAATTCTGTGTGTGCGGGAATTTCAGAACGCCACACATGAGTCCGTGCAACGCCTGTTGGAAGACCAGATTACCGCCCTCGGCCTGACAGCGTGGTTTACGGTGCGACGCGACCGGATTACCTCGCGATGCGGCGCGGAGTTTTTATTCAAGGGACTGGCGCGCAATATACAGGGCATCAAGTCAACGGAGGGAATTGATATTTGCTGGGTTGAGGAAGGTCAATCGATCAGCCAGACGTCACTCGACATACTGATCCCCACCATCCGCAAGACGGGCTCTGAAATCTGGGTCACGTACAATCCCGACCGGCCGGAAGACCCCATCCATGTCCTCGCACAACGCCTCAAAGGAGATGATGACGCGCTGGTCAGGCAGGTGAACTGGCGGGATAATCCGTGGTTTCCGGACACGTTGGAAGGGGAAAGGCTGCGACTTTTAAAGCATGATCCTCAACTTTATGAGCATGTCTGGGAAGGTGCATGTCGGCAGCAATCGGCGGCGGTCATTTTCCAGGACCGCGTCATCTTCGAAGCCTTTGAAACCCCACCCGATGCGCGATTTTATTTTGGCGCTGACTGGGGTTTCGCGCAGGACCCGACGGTCCTGATCCGATGCTTCGTGCAGGATGACTGCGTTTACGTTGATTATGAAGCCTACGGCGTCAAGACGGAAATCGACGCGCTTCCCGCGTTGTTTCTGCGCATTCCGGGCGCGGGGACATGGCCCATTCTGGCGGATTCCGCCCGACCGGAAACCATCAGCTACATGGCGCGTGCGGGTGGGTTCCGTATTCGCGGCGTCGATAAATGGCCCGGCAGCCTCGAAGACGGGATCGCCCGCCTCAAAGCGTTTCGGCAGATTATCGTCCATCCACGCTGTCCACAGATCGGGCAGGAATTCCGGCGATATAGCTATCTGACAGACCCGCATACAGGCGACATACTGCCCAAAATTGAGGATCGCTGGAATCACGGGATTGACGCGTTACGTTATGCTCTGTCGCCCCTCATCCGCCATCGTCGCCAGATGCCGCACTTCGGGGGGTATCTGAAAGCGCCGCGCCAGACTGATTAGACGGCTTGGCCAGCGCGGCGGGACATATTTGACCGCAGCCCGGGTTAAGCTGCGTCCACGCATCATGGAAGCCCTGAGCCAGGCTGAGGCAGGCGCGAAAGGAAGCATGAGAATGAAGCGCATGACGGAGTCAACCCGTCGCAGGAAGCCTCGTTTCCTCACGCGGCGGTCACGCACCATGGTGGAGAGGGAGGAGCCGATCCTTCGCCCTCCCAACGGGGCCGGTGGCAGAATGTCAACGCGGGCGACGCGCCAACCAGCCGGTGAGAATTCTTCCCGGCGGCGTTTCCGTTATAACCGTCCCGCAAGCCATCCAGCCATTGCGCAACAGGCTTTGGAGGACCGTCTTGCGCCCTACGAACCTCCACAAGGCGTGCGCGGGCCCGGCTTTGACAAAGTGGCCATGGATGCCAGTTTGACGGCGCTGCGTCATTGGGTGGACTCAAATCCGTCTCTCGTCGAAAATTACATTGCGGATGGGCTGGGCTTTCCGGGTTATGCGCATCTCGCTGAAATGGCGCAGCGCGCGGAATTCCGGAAGCCGTGTGAAGTCATCGCGCGGGAATGCACGCGTGCCTGGCTTCGCTTTATCTATCGCGGTCACGGGCATGATGACGCTGCAACGCGTGAGCGTCTCGACCAGCTTGAGCAGTCATGCCGCAGACTGGCGCTGCGTGATGTCGTCAAGCGCCAGGTTCTTCAGGCCCTGACATATGGCATTGGCCATGTCTGGGTCGGTCTGAAAAATCAGTCACTTGATACGGCAGCGCAATCCGCGCCGTTACGCGCCACGTCTCAAGGGATGGGACGTGCGACGCTTGAGCGCCTTGTCGCCATTGAGCCTGTCTGGACAACCCCGAACAGTTATGACGTGGATAATCCACTTTCCCCTGACCATTATCGGCCCCGCAACTGGTGGGTACAGGGTCGGCTTGTCGATCGCAGCCGCCTGCTGACGATGGTGCCTTATGAAGTGTCGGATATTCTCAAACCGGCTTTTAATTTTGGCGGGCTGTCCCTGACGCAGCAATTAAAAAGCTACGTGCATAATTTCCTCCGCACGCGGAACGCGGTGGCGGGGATTACGGCAAACTTCTCACGGCTTGTTTTATTGACCGACATGGCCGGCAATATGCAGGCCCCAATGACCGGCCCTGACCCCTTTCCAGGCATGTCTTTCGCAGATATTGACGCCAGCTCAATCCATGGGCGCGCGGCATTGATGCAGGATGTCGCGGAAGGACAATCGACCATTATCGCGGATAAAAATGCGGAGGATGCCAAAATTCTGTCAACACCCCTCAATGGACTGGACAAGCTCCTCGCGCAATCCATGGAAGCAATGGCGTCAATCCCCGGTATCCCGCTCGTCAAGCTTTTCGGGTTGCAGCCCTCGGGACTCAATGCCTCGTCCGATGGGGAGATCCGGGTCTTTTACGATGAGATTTCCGCGTTTCAGGAGGCTTTGATCCGCCCGATCGTGCAACGCGTGCTTGATCTTGTCCAGATTGACTTATGGGGTGAGATCGATCCGAAAATAGATTTCATCTTCAACCCCTTATGGCAGATGGATGAGAAAACCCGCGCCGGAATCGAACGGTCAAGGGCGGAAACTGTCTCAGCTTTGGTGAAAGGCGGGGTCGTCTCCACCGACGAGGCGCGTAGACGCCTTGCCGCTGGGCCGGTTGCACCTTATGCTTGAGACTTCGTTATGAAAGTTTCGCATCAGGCATTGCTGTAACCTCGACGGGAAGATCGCGCTAAAAATGTTTCAGTATATCGGGGAAAATGCGGATTTCCCGCCCCTGATCCTGCCCGTGATCGCACTGATCGTGTGGTCGCTCTTCATGACTCTCTGGATGGTCGTCGCCCGCGTCATGCTGGCGGTGCGCTATGCGCAGCGCGGCGAGGAAACGGTTCCGGCAACGCCGTCGCCGTCAGACAAGCCCGCCCTCCCTGATACCGTGAAGTGGATCGGTGACAATGCCAATCACCTGCTTGAGCAGCCCATCCTTTTTTACGCCCTGTGCTTCGCTGCGACGCTGAGCGGTGTCGATGACGGCATCTTTCTTATCGCGTCATGGGTGTACGTCGTGCTCAGGATCGTGCACAGCATGTGGCAGAGCCTGGTCAATGCCGTCGCCGTGCGCTTCATCCTCTATATTTTTTTCACGCTTGACCTCACTTATATGGCGGCGCGTTTCTGCTTTTATCTGTGCGTCCCGGGGGTTGACACGGTCTGAAGCGCCTTGGGGGAAAGAGGCGTTCATTACGTCCCCGAGACGGGATTCTGAAATTTTTCAACGGTATAGGGTCTGTATATATACATGTTGTTAACGGCCCTTCACGTGGTTCGGGGGAGGGGCGGCATCGATTCGACAATGTCGTGTGAATGGTACAAAAGTCACAAACCACGCTTTAAACCAATCTTTTAAAGTCTCATTAAAGAAACTGGCTCACGCAACTGAAGTTTAGTGTCAAATCAGCTAGCTAAGGAGTGAACCATGTTTTTGCCTATTCTGGCGTTAATTGCCTGGACGTTATTGATCGTTATCTGGATGGCCGTCGTATGTATGCCCGAAATGATGCGTGCCTCGCGCGCGGGCAATGCCCCCGGCAATTACGCCACTAAAATCGAGGCAGAACAAAATTTTTCCCCCCGGACACGTTGGAAAGGGGACAACGCCAACAATCTTTTTGAGCAGCCGACGATTTTCTATGCGCTCGCCCTGATCACCATGCTGTCGGGTCATGCTGATTTCACCGCCGTCTGGATGGCGTGGGCTTATGTTATTCTGCGCGTTCTGCACAGCCTCTGGCATTGCCTCGTCAATATCATTCCTGTGCGGTCGGTTATATTTTTCCTCTCCACATTGGTGCTCGTGATCATGACGATCCGTCTCGGGATGCAGCTTTTCAATTACATGCCTGTCCTGCCCAATATGTAAGGAAGCCACATCGCGCCTCATGACGCGATGAAGCAAAAAAAGGGGGCGCGGACGGGAAAGTCTGCGCCCTTTTTATGTGGCATGCGCTGACGCGTCGCATGGCCTCGACCATCAAGGATGGTCTGTCATCCAAACGCGTCGCCCCTGATGCTTCGTTTGACATGACAGGCCGCGCCTCACGATGCCGCGTCGCCCCGGTCTGCATGTTTCATCATCGAAGCCGAAAAAAACAATAAACGCCCGATAGCGCCAAAGCCCCGGGCCATAGACAGGGTGACTGAAATGGAATTGACCCACCCCGGTCCCTGCAAGGACCCCCAATGGCTGGATGATCCACGGCCGTCCCCGCCAGCGCCGTTCCAAACCGTAATGGCGCTGGATGAGACGGTCCGTCATATCGATGCTGATGGTCATCTTCATATCACGAAATGCGTACTCAGTGCGGCGGGCATCTCGCCCTATTGGGGAAGGGAAATCCCGGACCATGCCCGTCTTGGCCTGAAGCCGGACCGGATCTATCCGGTCTATCGTCCGGCCGACGTCCTTCAGAAGGCGGCATCGAGTTTCAATGGCAAGCCCATCCTGCTCTCCCATTTGCCCGTCAATGCTTCCCAACATCCGCGTGGTATCACGGTCGGTGCGGTCGGAAAGGCCGTCTTTGACGGTGAAACCGTGTCGGCCGACCTGACATTCTGGGATAATGCGGCCATTGACAGTATCTCCGCAGGCGTCAGATGCGGCGTCTCCGCAGGGTACAGTTATCGCGTGGTGGCGGAGGCGGGCCTGTGTGACGGCCAGGAATATGGCCTGAAGATGGACGATATCCGTTTCAATCATCTCGCTCTGGTTGAGACGCCCCGTGTCCCGCGCGCCGTCATTGGAGACCAGGCACCGCTGCCCGAACCGCCGGAATGTGCCGCCCGCCCACAGAGTGCCGCCCTCTCGCTCGAAAAGCAGGAGACAGGCCGGAAACCGGAGGCGCCGCCCGATCGGGAAGATGACCCTGAATCCATACAGCAAGCCGAGGCCCTCCAGTCACTCGCCCAGACGCTTTCAGACGCGTTGCGCGATGGCACTTTGACCGTCGAAACGCCTTTTGACGCCCTTAAACTCTGGCTGAAACGGGTCGTCTCAAGAGAGATCCAGGCGGCCATTCCGACGCAGCGACAGGCGAAACCCTCAGTGAACGCGTCCGACGAGGAGGATGGCACGGCACCTTGCGTCGAGATACCCGGCGCGATGGAAACACCATCAGATCGCGTGCGGCCGGTGGCACCCGCATGCCGCGATGCCGGGACAAAGGATCGCGGGGCTGAAGCGGACATGAACCCCGAAGGGAGCGCAATTTCGGCCCTCGATGAAGCCATCAGGCAGGAGCGCCTGCGTAACCAGCGTGCTGAAGCAGCGCGGCAGGCCGTTCGCCCCCTGGTTGGAGAGGTGATGGGTCTGGACGTTGCAGAGGATATTTACCGTTACGCGCTGGATCAGATCGACCTGCCCGCTTCATCCATTCATGAATCAGCGCTTTCGGCGGTTGTCGCCCTGGTCAATCGATTTTCAAGCCGTATCGGGCTCATGCCGCATCCATCCCTGGTCGGGGGGCGGGCGGCTGACGTCCCGGACTGGGCGGGCCCGACCCCTCATGACCTGGCGGAAAGGCCGTCGCCACTCGGGACGGCAGGCCTCTATGGCGGCGCCATGATGCCGGCGCCCGCGCGGTCCATTTACAGCAATCGTGATCCTGATGCTGCCAGCGCAGCACACTCCATACTCAGCGGCATTGCGGTGCCCAAAAAACTGTAAGGAGGTATGATATGGATACAGCAGAAATACTGAGTTTCGACCTCAAAATCGGCTTTCCCGGCGATATCGCTTCCTGCAATCCCTATTATCCGGCCATCGCGCGCGGTGTCGGGATAAGAGCGGATGAAAAAGGGCTGACGGTCGGGCGTTTCGTCTGGCTCAAGGATGATGCGTTTGTCGGGTCTTCCTCAGGCTGGGCCGGGCAAAGTGTCAGCCACACGCCGAAAGCGACGGAAGCCCCCCTTGGCATCGTCATGCGCCGTCTGGACAGCACGATGCTTACCCTCTCGGATGATCAGCTCCCCATGATCCCTGCGGGCGACGCGGTGACCATTGCGCGGGCGGGCGATATTTTTGTCATCACGGAAACAATCGCGATGGCGGGCCAGGCCGTCTTCGCGCAACCGGGCACAGGTGCAATCATTACTTCCGCACCTGATCAAATGCCGGCTGACGTCATCGCAACATGTTTTACTGTGGCGCAGGGCGGGCAGGCGGGGGAGGTCATCGTCATCTCGGCCATTGGCCATTCGCGTGAAGGGAGTATGCAATGATGGTGCCATTTCGCCAGGAAGCGCAACGCCTCGCCGCGGATTGGGGTATTCATCTGCCCGGTGTCACGCATTACGCGACGGAACCCCATTCTCTCAGCGCGATGGATGATGCGTCCGGCACCCGCCCCCTGCCGGGCATTCCCGATGTGCTGACAACCACGATTGACCCTCAGGTCGTCCGCGCGCTGGTGACGCCGACCCGGTCGGAACAGATTTATGGCAGCGGCAAAAAAGGCGATTGTACAAGGCGGACGATGATGTTCCCGGAGGCGGAAAGTGCCGGTTACGTGACGCCCTACGGAGATTATGAGCCCAATGGCATGGCGAACACCCGTATAAACTGGGTCTCCCGCGAGTCCTTCTATTTCCAGACCTGGGCGCGATATGGGGATCTGGACGTGCAGATGCTGGGGCTTGCCGGGGTGGCGCTGGCGACGGAACAACGCCTGGCCGGAGCAACCGTCCTCAACAAGGCGTCCAATAAAATGAATCTTTTCGGCATTGCCGGGAGGGCACTTTACGGCGCGCTGAACGACCCGCGCCTCCCGGCGGCGATCCAACCGACTGCGAAAGCCTCGCCAGGTGGCAAGGGCACGGTGACAAGCTGGACGGACACAAATGATGCCATCGCCGTCTATGGCGATTTTGTTTCGCTTTTCTCGCAGCTGACACAGCAATTGGCGGGCCAAATCGATACGGAGACGGAGCTTGTCGCCGTCATCCCGTCCGAACGTGCCCCGGTGCTGAAATATATCGTCTCATACGGTCTCACGTTGGAAGATATGCTCAAAAAAGGCTTCCCGAATATGGTGATCCGCACCCTGCCGGAAGCGGGGCCATCCTTATCCGGTGGGGCGCAGAATGTCGCCATGATGCAATTATTCGTGCCGCGCCTTGATGGCGTTGACACGGTGACGACGGCCTTCACTGAAAAACTCCTGATGCACCGGCTTGAGACTTATTCGAGCTACATGCAGCAGAAAATGTCGCAGGGCGGTTGGGGCACGATCTGGCGGCGCCCGCAGGCTTGCGCGACGATGGTGGGGATCTGACCGGTGCTGACACGTTTCAAAACCCGCTCCCAACCCGTTGAAGCGTCGCGCGACCGCGGGAAAGCGCCATCCGCCCCTTCTGAAAAGGGTCGCGCGGCGGAAGTGGGTGAGATGGTGCATGTGATCTGCCGTGTCCCCTCCGGCGTCATCCTGCGCCTTTATGACCCGGAGGAAATTATGACCCGACGCCAGGCCCACCAATCGGGCCAGCCTGTCACAGCGTTGCTGCGGCCGATCGCTGAGGTGAGTCTCAAAGGCGCCCGGGAGGATGCGCGTTTTGATATTCGGGATAACCGGATATTAGGCTGCCACGGCGTCACCCGTGTTTCCCGCGATTTCTGGGAGGCGTGGGTCCTTCAGAATAAGGAAAGTGATCTCCTCCGCCGGAATCTGATTTTCGCGGACGCGACCCGACGCCGCGCGCGGGACCAGGCCAGTGAGTGGGCGCAGTCACCGACAGGTTTTGAAGGTCTCGATCCGAATAAATTACCGGTTTCTTCGGTCAGTGCGGATACATCCATGACAGGGGGCTGAACCATGTCCGATGAAGAACGCCACGCATCTGATGACGCATCTTCCCCGCACTCTGAGGCAGAAAGCCCTGGTTTGGAAGTCGATCTGTATCTCACCTCGCCATCTGACGCGGATGAAGAGGCCGAAGCTTCACGTGACACAGCGTCCGGTGATCGTGACCGGACGTTAGCGGGCAAGCAGGTTTTTGACGCGCCGGGACATGTGGCCACCACCTCGGCGTCTGAAACGTTTGCGGGGGGCGATTCGGGCGTTGTCACGTTTGACTACGCCCATTGGGCCGCGCATTTCTCCGAGTTGGCGGATTTTACGCCGGCGGATCGGGCGGCGGCATATTTCGATATGGCGCAATACCTCTATCTTAATAACAGCGCGGCGAGCATCGTGCGCGATCTCAAAAGCCGGGCCTGGCTCCTCGACCTCCTCGTGGCGCATCTCGCCTGGCTTTCACGACCGGAGGCGGCGGGCGGCGCGGGGCCGGGCTCGGTCGGGCTGGTCACGGAGGCGCGTCAGGGCTCCATCTCCGTCAGATATGACGGGGGGGGACAGCCGCCCTCCGCGACATGGTTTATGCAAAGCCAGTTCGGCGCAACCTATTGGCAGGCAATTTCCGCGTGGCGCAGTATGCGCTTCATCCCGGCACGCGCGTCACGGGCAAAAATCTGGCCGTGACGACGAGCCCCGTTTTCTAAGCCGGTCCCAGGTGGGGCACTTATGACAGGCGGGGTGCGCCCGGCACGTGGAAGGTTTCTGCGCGAGGTTGCCGGATGGCGCCTCGCAAATCCGAACTCCCAATTTCCAAACCAAACATGGAGAGAGCCATGTCGATTATTCAGGCTGCGGGGCCAGCGCTGCGGCGCGTTCATGTGTGCGTCGGAGGCGTGTGGCGTCGTGCAACGCGCACCGTTATTGATGATGACGGGACGGCGCGCGTGGAGCACGACGATATTCCAGTCCGGTTGCAGGTCCAGGCCGCAACCTCCGCTGAAATTTCGCTGCTCGACAAGCTTCCGCGTCAGTCAGAGCATCGCATTGTCTATATCCAGCACCCGATCCAGCCTCTCAGTGCGTCCCGTCAAAGAGGGGGTGATATGATCCGGTTCTTCGGGGCGGATTGGCGGGTGACGCAAGTGCTTGAGGTTTGGGATCAGGAGGGCTGGTCAAAACTGATCGTGACGCGGCAGAGCGATGATGATGCCCCAACGCGTATGGAAGCGACAACCGCCAGCCTCGCGCATGTGACCCAGGCGGGGAAGGGCCGTGTATCCGGCTTCCGCACGGGGTCCGAGCCCTATGCCTCGCTGCGGCGTCACGGCGTCAACCGTCAGGGCGTCATTTAGCCGCCTGCAAGGATGACATGTCCCGACAGCCGCGAAATGCGGTTAAGGTCGAACGGTTCAACGCGGATCTTCACTCTCACTGAGGCGGGATGTCTCAATCGACGTCCGTTCTCCTATTTCAGAAAAAGAATTAAGTCGTCACATCATGACGCCGCGCTAAAGTCACTTGAGGAACGGACAGAAATTAGTCTGAAAAAACGTCTCCACAGTGTCTGAAGGCGGGATCACCCTTTCATGATGGGTGGGCGGGATCAAATGACGCCCTCCTTTTCATGACGGACTTCACGCTTCTTATAAATGTGCCGTGAAGTCGCATTACCTTGATCATCACCCTCCTTTTTGCGTCAGACGTGACACGTTCAAGGGGCAGAAGGGACCGATCCCGTAAAGAGGGGGAAAGCCCCTTATTTCCGAGCCCCTGAAAAAGCTCGATGATTATTTAATTGAAGAATTTTATCCATAAGATCCGAAAAAAAATTAATAATGGAACGAATAAAATGAAAGATGTCATACTTCAAATTCTGCAGGAGACAAAAGACGCAATCAACGAAATCACAAAACGTGATGACTTTGATAAATCGACGCTCGATTACTCGAAATTTTCGGATTATTTCTGTGGCGTCTCAGTGAGTGATCTCGTAGCGCAAAGCGACATCTATGATCTGAGCATTTTATCGGAAGTTGAAGACTTACTCTCACAAATTCAGTCGCTGCGCAGCGCGCGCCCTGACGGTGCCGACGCAATGGATGGGGCGACGAAACAATCCGGCAAATCCGAACCTCTGAATTTCTTCTGGGATAAAAAAGAAAAAATCTATTACAGCGCGCCAGCCCAGGCGATTGACGGTTTCGGCGTGTTCGCGGGGCGCGGGACGGTTTTTTACGAGGATAAAAACCGGGACAGCATGTTGAGTGACCTTTTTTCAAAAGAGGGTCTGCACCTGTCCATCCTGAGAGCTGAGATTGATTACGATTACAAGAGTTCGGACCTGGAGGAACCCATTAATCAATATTGGGTATTGAGAAACGCCAAAGAGAAATATGACATCGACAAGATCTTCGCCAGCACCTGGTCACCCCCTGCCTGGATGAAGACCATCCCCGGCCAGATTGAGGGAAAAGATTTCAATAGGCTTGACCCTAAAAATGATGATGTTTTCTGCTGTTACATTCTGAAGATCAGCATGGATTTCGAGCGGGTGGGCATCCCTCTCTATGCTGTCTCCCCCATGAACGAACCGGAATTTCCGACCCCCAGCTGGGCCGGTACGATCTGGCTGCCGACCGATGTTGCACGATTTGTGCCCAAGCTTCACGTCACGCTCAATCGCTTCGGCGCCAACACGAAGACAATTATCGGAGAATGCGCCAACTGGGCCGTGTCTGATATCTACACATTCTGCAGTCTCTGCATCATGTGGGTGAGTGGCACGTTGGACAAAGTGGAGATCTGCGCCAGTCACGGTTACACCATCCCGAACCCTCTCAGTGGTGACACGGATGTGACCTACAACCAGAAATCCTATAACTGGGTCTTCGATCGTTTCAGCAAACAGAGATGGATCACCGAGATCTCTGAAACCACAGAGTTTGACCCGAGCATGAAGAAAGGTCTGGAGTTTGCCTCCAGTCTTCATGGTTTCCTCACGCGAGGGAACGTCAATGCCTTCACCTTCTGGCTGGGCGTCGAAAAGACGAGTAATGAATGCCTGATCAAAACGGATGGCGAGACTTACACCAAGGGGAAAGTATATTCCGTATACGGCAATTACACGAAGTTCATCAGCCCTGGTTATACGCGTCTCACGACGTCGAGAAACACATCCTATAATGGCGTCCTTTATTCAGCCTACAAGGACCCGACTAACGCCGACTCTCTCACGATGGTCACAATCAATCAAAGTGACCTTGATAGCGATATCGAGTTTGAGGTGGTCGATTCCGGCATTCAGGTTCTGACGCCTTATCTGACCGCAGAGGGCGAAGATAATAATTGGAAAAAACTGGACGACATCCATCTGGACACGTCGTCAAACAGTTTTAAAACGACCATCCCGGCGAACAGCGTCGTGACATTCAGGGAAGCGGCCGCCTAAAGCGCCGTCGTCGGGCATTCCGCGTCTCATCTTAACGGGTTCCGTCCGTGGATGACGCGGATGCCCGTCACGCATGGCACAGCGCCATGCAGTTCATGCGGGCGCTGTGACGTGACATGTGGGCAACCTCTCCTCCTTCCCCTCGGGCACAGGTGCGCAACGCGGCTTTGACGGTGAGAATGGCGGGCCACCATGACAAAACGCCGGACCGGACAGGGCCCCCCGCGCGCGGGGCCCCGCCGGTTGATCGCATCGCGCCCTGGCGGGGCCGTTTACCAGGATGATGGTCATGAATCAGTCTTTCCCCAAACCGGACATGTCGACGGCGCTGACATTGTTGCGGCGTTGGCTGCTGACCCTCCTGCCTGAGGGGACGGTCATTATGAGGGCGCATCAGAATAACGTCCCGGCGCCGACCGGGCTTTACATCCTGATGCGTCCCCTCCTGACGACGTGGCTTTCGAGACCATGGCGGGGTTTCTCGGAGGGGACGGTCACGACCTACACAATATTGCGCCTCGATATCGAGCTGTCGATTGCTGGAGACGATGCGGAAGCGATCAGTCACTGGATCGCGCTGCACTTTAATGACCCGTCCGTCATCTCATGGTTTCACGCGCAGGATATGCAGGTGACACCGCTCGAATCAACGTCTCCCGTCAGTGACGTGGCACGGGATGACGCGCGCGGTTACGTTGTTGGCTGGAAGTGGGAATTGGCCTTCCAGCTTAATCAGACCATGTCGGCCCGGATTGACACGGCGGAGGCCGCCGCCATCCAGGTCGCGCCGACCCACCGAGCCGAATGAAAAAGGAGAAACGGCTTTGTCTGGTATACCCCTTTCACAAATCGTCAATGTCGTCCCGCGTGTCATCACGCCGCAAACCCCCAGCAACTTCCTCGACCCGCTCATTCTGACGCGTAATATGGATGTCGTCGGACCGGGCGACGTCATCTCATCTGATTCTCCCTCGGATGCTGCGTCGCTATTCGGCGCCGGCTCCGTTGAGCATCAGATGGCGTCGGTGATTTTCGGTGGGTTGAAAGATGTGTCGCGTTTACCTACGCAGATTTTCTTCGCAGGCGTATCGGATGATGCCAGTAAGATTTCAGTCGATCTCGACAAGGTCGCGCAGGGTTGGAGCAGTTGGGTCGGCTTTGCGCCGGCCTTTGTGCCGTCACAGGACGTCGCACGCAGCATCGCTTACTGGCTGCTGCTCAATACCCGATATTGGGCCGTCATTTGGGACGATAATATTAATGCGCTTGTCAAGGATCAGGGAACAGATGCTTCCAAATGGTCGCTCGGACGGTTTCTGCAAAATCTCGCCAATACGCGCAATATCTCCCTCGTCTATAAGGATTTCAAAGCCGCTGCGCTTGCACTGACATGGATGGCGACGCTCGATTTTGACAGGACGGACGGGCGGCGCGCTTTGGCTTTTACGCAAAGTGATTTCGTGACGCCAAGCGTTTCCGAGGCCGCTGACGCGCAGACATTGCTCGATGGAAATTACAGTTTCTACGGCGATTACGGCGCGGCAACGGGGAGTTTCGCGTTTTTCTATGATGGTCGCGTCCTGGGGCCAAGCCAATGGGCGGATGCCCTGATCTGCCAGACATGGCTGGCCAATCAGCTTCAATATGCGCTGATCACACTTTTTATGCAGCAACGTGCCATCCCATTTACCGCCGAAGGCGATGCGATGATTACCGCCGCTTGCCGGGATGTGTTGGTCAGAGCCGCAAATTTCGGGATCATCCGCACCGGCGTCACCTTGTCGCCGGACCAGAAAGACACCGCCAACCGCGCCGCCGGGCGCGATATCTCCAATGAGCTCTATAATCAGGGATATTATCTGCATCCCGGCGCGTCCTCCGCCAGCCCGGAGCAAAGGGCTGCCCGCAAGATTCCCGGGGCCATGCTTTGGTACAATGACGGCGGTAGCGTGCAAAGCATCGATTTCAATGTCGTGGAGGTGGTGTAATGGCGTTTAATCTGTCGTCAGCTGACGGGGTCTTCACCCTGACGGTCGAAACGTTGTTCAACGCACCGCTCACGCTTGAGAACTGGGGGACGGATCGCGCCTGGGAGGCAAATGCGCTGGACCAGGTCGAGACTCAGATGAGTATTGATGGGCATCTCAATGCCGGGTTCGTTCCGCGCCCTGTCGATATGACGTTATATCTCAGTGCGGCTTCCCCAAGTGTGGTGGATTTTGAAGTCATCATGACCGCGCAGTCAACATCCCGTACAATCTACCGTTTGGATGGGGAGCTGACCCTGCCGGGCATCGGTCGGAAATATACCTTCAGCAAAGGCGTCTTGCTTTCCGGCGCGCCACTGCCGGATGGGACGCGTATCCTGGCGAACCGCGCCTTCAAATTGCGGTGGGAGCGGGTCTTCCCGGTTGGCGTCTGATGGCGCGGCGTGAGATCGAAATCACCATTTCCGAGCCAGGTGATGATTACGGTAAAACCTTCTATATCCGGCGTATGTCGGCCTGGGATGCGGATCGCTGGGGCCGACGCGTCATTTACGCCTTGCTGCAAAGCCAGGTTGAGATTGAGGATCTCGACATTGAGCAGGGCATTGCGGGCCTGGTCGGGCGGGGTCTTGAACTTCTGGCTTATATCCCGCCAGACACGGCGGACGCACTTTTTGACGCGCTGACAGATTGCGTCTTCCGCCGCCCGGACCCGCGTCATCCGGGTGTCGAGATGCCGCTTCGGCCCGATGATGTTGAGGACGCATTGACCATCGCGATATTGCGGGAGGCGGTTTTCCGGTTGCACACGGATTTTTTTTCGGGCGTGCAACGCCTCTTCTCCCCCGATGGGAAAGCGACGTCGGATTTGGAGAAGGAAGACGCGCCGAGGCCCGCTGCGTAAACCTGTCCAGCGCCTTCGCCCTGGTGCTGCAATCCCGCCTCGCCACCTTGCACGAATTGCAGACGATTTATGACAGTGAGGATTTTCATCTCCTCTTCGAGGCCGCCATGGTCAATGCCTATAATCGTCAGGGAGGCGCCTCTTGAAACAGGCTTTTCCGGCAGGACGCGTTTTCAACGTGACGTTCAAAAGGCCGAAACCGAAGCGCCGCAAGGGCACGTCGCCAGCCGCCCTTCTGACGCACTCTCACCGTCGCCTTGGGAAACCGCATCCCATGCTCAGACTGATGCGTCTCTTGCGCGTGGCGCCGCAGGATGTCGTTTCCCGAAGCCCGGCCCGACACGATCCGCATCACATCCGGGGATATCGTCATGTCGACCTCGCCAAACAGAGGCGCGCGGGGCGGCACGGATGGCGGGGCCATGGCGATGCTGCACAACGTCAATTATCTGCGCCTTTTTCGCTTTCGAGACGGGGGCGGGCCGTTCACGAGACGTCCCATATTGTTTCAACGGAAAGGGGAAGGCGAGGTGACTCTGGCGGCGCGACATCGATACGCCCGTCCTCCAGATCTGGGATTGGACATATAAGCGGAAAACGCCTCTTCCCGTCGCCGCGGCGCGACCCATGGCGCGCGGGACTGGCACACATGGGCGGTCACGCCGCGCGCCACAGCGCACCCAGACCCGCTCATGCTGCAAAACCCGCTTTTCGAGGGTCGTCACGGCAGGCAGGCTTGAACGGAAATGCTGATCTTTTCCCGTCAGATGGGACCTTTCCATCGCGAAGACATGCATTTGTCACGCGCCGCGCGTCGAGACATGCGCGCGCGACCCATTTTCCCCGGAGACGAAACATCGCCGCGGCGTCACTTCGGCAATTTTCTGACCGCGTCTTTACGGGGGGTAAGGAAACAGGCATCGCTGCGCACCGTTTTGCCGGGCGCGGATTACCGTACACCATGCGGCACCGCCGCGCGCCGCGTCCAGGCCATGGACGCCTGCAAGCGCATGAAGTGACTGCCACATTCGGGCCGCCAACCCAGCGACGTGCAAAGCAGCGCGCGGGGGTTGAGCGCTTCGACCCTTTCAGAATCTCCGCCCGGGGCCGCACGCCTTCATCCCGCGCTGACCGCGGCACCCGTGAAAATAGATTGTCAGACAGGGTGAGAAACCGGGCCTTCCGCCCGCTTCGGCGTGACGCGACGGTGCGCGCTTCCAGATACGATGAGACGTTATCTCCCCGAAGACCGCATATGCGTCCGCCGCCGTCAAAGCGGACGGAAACCGGGCACGGAACGCGATCGGAAAATTCTGCGCCGGGCCCTATGCTTCACGGTTGCCTGGCTTTAGGGCAGGCACGCCGCGGCCAACATGATCGCGGGCGAGGAGAGGGGAAAGGGAGGCCCTTGCGGCGCGGAGAAGCAAACTTTACATGCGCGGCGATGTCGCTTTCCGAGCCCGAGCGTTCCATCTCAGAGGGGCGTCAAATGACGGATGAAAGGATCGGAGCCGGCCACGACATTCGTACGTCAGCCGCGGTCAGGAATGTGCGTCGCAACGCGCCGTCGGACGATAAAGGGGCTTCATGGCGCTCTTTTCTGCAGAATGCGCCGCAATTCGCAATGGCCCCGACCCGGCAGAATTTTGAAACGCGTCAGGCGGTCGAAAGAGATCCAGGCCGCATGGTAACGCGTCGGGACAATGGGCCGGATGATAGCAGGGCCGATCCGGCCACACCTGGCGGGCCGGACATTTTCACATCGCCGTTTTCACAGGAGACGCTTCTCGCCGGGCAGGCGAATATCGGATTGATGTGAGGCGGTACAGGACGAGCGATAGGACATCCACCATAATGACGCGGTACCCCGCATAGGCTGGGCATGTCGCGCCGAATAGGTTAAAGGCGGTCATCACGCCACAGGCGGCATTTGACGCGATCTTAAACCAGGTTTCGCGCCACCGTCCCATATTCTGACGCGACGCGCGGATGATGGGGGCGGGTTGCACGGGGAAACCAGTTCGGGTGGTCTCGATGAACCGATTTCTCAAAATCCAGAATCGTCTGGGACATCACCAGAGCGCGCTTTACATCATCGCTGTGAGTTTGGGGCTTCTGACTGCCAGGACGTTGCCGGACGCCACCCGTTTTGAAGCTTTGATCAATCCTTCTCTCGGGTTAATGCTCTATGCAACATTTTTGCAGGTGCCCCTCATCGCCCTTGGGCGGGCCTTCACCCAATTGCGCTTTCTCGGTGCGTTACTGACGGCAAATTTTGTCATTGTGCCGCTCTTTGTCGCGTTACTCGCGCCTTATCTCCCGCATGATCGCGTCATCAAACTGGGCGTCCTCATCGTCCTGCTCTGCCCGTGCATTGATTACGTTGTGACGTTCGCCCATCTGGGGCGGGCAGATGCCGGGCGGCTGCTGGGGGCCGTGCCCGTGCTTCTGATCGCTCAAATGGTGTTTCTGCCTCTCTATCTCCAAATTATGCTCGGCGCGTCGGGAACGGGCATCGTGCATTCAGCACCGTTTTTCCGTGCCTTCATATGGCTGATCGTGCTGCCCCTCATTCTCGCCCTTTTTACGCAATCCCTGACGGCGCGCACGATGGTGGGCAATGCCATCGCGTCGCTGCTCAGCCTTCTGCCTGTGCCCGTCACAGCCTGTGTGCTCTTCATCATCGTCGCCGCGATGGCGCCCCACCTCGGCGGCGCGTGGCGCGACGTTCTCAAGGTGGCTCCTTTCTACATCACTTTTTCCGTGGCCGCGCCGTGTCTCGGCTGGGTCGTTGCCCGGTTGTGGCGGCTTGAGGCACCGTCGAGCCGCGCTGTGGCCTTCAGTGCGGGGACGCGAAATTCTCTGGTGGTATTGCCTCTGGCGTTGACGGTGCCCGGTGGGCTTCCTGTTATTCCGGCCGTTATTGTGACGCAGACGATGATTGAACTGGCCAGCTTGTTTTTCGCCACGCGAATCATTTCCCGATGGGGCGCGACAGATACACGTTGAAGCATGCCCCACTGATGCGAGGCGATGGCGCGAAGCCGCACCTACCCGCATCACCGGTTTGACGCGCGCCGATATGACGGTGCCTCCCGGCGATGGCGGCCCCTACTTGATGTTCCCGTGATCGTGAGAGGAGCCCTCGAATGGCCTTTCCTGCGCTACCACTCCCCGCCATCTGGACGGTGCCGACCGCGATCGGTGTTCCGGCGCTTCTGGGAGAGTCGGTTGAAAGAGGCGTGTCAGCCGCCGCATCCACCGCCCTTGGCCAGATCGTCTCAAGATTGGAGACCAGCCTCGCGGCGCGCAATTGGGGGTTGTTTGATAAAAACGGGGAACCTGTGCTGACAGCCGCGCATGTCTGGCAGCTTGATTTCCAGCGAAGTTTCGACATCACCACGGCGCCAGTGGAGAACGGGCAATTCGCGGCCTATAACAAGGTCGCGCGGCCGTGGGTCTGCGTTATTTCCTTCCTCTGTGACGGCTCGGAAACGGGTGGGGTCCTGTCGCAGGTTGATGACCCGCTGCGCCGCCTCGTTGGGGGGCTGATCGGTGATGAAGGGTTGCGGGTCCGGCAAAGCTTTTTCTCCCGGCTGGAAGATATCGTTCAGGATACGCAGCTCTACGATATCCGCATGCCGGAGCAGCAATTCCGAAATGGCAATGTCAGCCATTACCGTTTCACGCGGCGGGTCGAGTCCGGCGTGACGATGCCTGTCGCTGAGGTCACGATTCGGGAAGTACGCAGCAGCCGCGTGACGCAGGCACCCGCAACGCGCCGGGTCTCCGCCGCGCCGACCATTGCGTCCGGGGTTGTGCAGTCCCTTCCCCTTTCTGATGACTCAGGGGCGGACAGCGCCACCATCGACCGTTTTCTTTCGGGAGAAATTCTGTGAGAAATCCTGTCGCCCTTTATGGCGGCGTGCAGATTCCCCTTTCGAGCCTGCCTGCCCAGTCCCTGCGCGTCACATTATCGGGGCAATCCATGCGGGTCGATGTGCGACAGAGGGAAAGTGGCCTTTACCTTTCACTCTACCGCGCTGGAACACCAATTTTACTGAACCGCCTCTGCCGTGATCGCACCTGGCTGGTTCGTGAGACTTATCTCGACGCGCCGGGTGACCTCACTTTCATGGATCTCAATGGACAGAGTGACCCGGATTATACCGGGCTGACAGATCGTTTCGTGCTGATTTACGTCGCGGGCCATCATGTGCGCTGATCGCACTTACCCGGAGGCGGGCGCCATCGCGTTTGAGAAACGCAAACTGGTCGTGACCTTCACCATCACGCAGGGTGGCCTCGGCGCGGCGCGGGAGGCGGATACGGTGATCCTTGAGGATTACCGCGTGCGTTGCCGTATCCTCGAAACCGGGATGGAGGCGAGTTCAACAGCGTCTCTTCGCATTGACGGGCTCTCGCTGAATATCATCAACCGCCTGAGCGTCATTCAACGGGCGCCGGCGACCATCTCGGATAATTACGTGTCCGTTGCGGTGGAAGATAAAGTGAGGGGGCGGGTCGAAGTTTTCTCGGGCGGGATCGTCAGTGCCGCGGCTGATTTTTCAACCAAGCCGGAGATCGGCTTTGTCGTCGCGGCGTCTTCAAGCTGTATTGCAGCGGCCCGACCGATTGCGGCGACATCTTTTAAGGGTCATGTCGCGGCGGCGGATATTTATCAACTCATCGCCGCCAAATCGGGCATGACGCTGCGTGATCATGGCGTGACCGCCCAGGTCGCCAACCCCAATCTGCCCGGGACGGCCGCCCAGCAGATCGCCCTGCTGAGCTACGCGATCCGGTCCGTCTATCATATCGGAAGAAGCGCCTTAGATGTGTGGCCCGAAGATGCGGCATTGACGGATGAGAGCGCAACGTTGATCTCCGCTGAGACGGGGATGATCGGCACGCCGTCTTATTCCTCAACCGGGATCAGCGTGCGCATGATCTTTAATCATCGCCTGCGATTTTTCGGAAAGATCCGTGTTCAGAGCCCGTTTCTCCCCGCGATCGGGGCGAAAATCACGCCGAACCCGGTGGGGGCGGGACATGCGGGTCGCGCCTGGGCGCCCTATAATGGCTTCTGGCGGATTAACCGCATCATGCATGCGCTGGACGCTGAAACGCCGGGTGGCGCCTGGTTTACCGCGCTTGATGCCGGCATCCTACTCGTTTGAGGCACGGCGTTCATCATCATTTCATCGGGAGGATGGTCATGGATGACGATGTCGATTCGCTCCCGCCTCTGGAGGCGGGGCTTTATCACGGTTCCATGCGCCCTTTTGACAGTGCGCAATCTTTCAACGCGATCAATTCACTCATCCGCCGGATGCTGATGATGATGGGGGCCGATACGCTGGTGAAAGTGGTTGCCGTCAATGCCGAGGGGACGGACGTGCTTGGTTCCGTGGATGTGCTGCCCCTCGTGATGCAACAGACGGGGGACGGACATGCCGTCCCGCACGATGTCATTTATAACGTCCCCTATATTCGGGTGCAGGGAGGTAAAACGGCCATTATTCTTGACCCGCAGGTTGGGGATATTGGCGCCATTATGATCTGCGGACGCGATATTTCCGGCGTGAAGGAAACGCGCGCCGCGTCCCATCCGCGGACATTCCGCATGCATGATGCGTCTGACGCCATCTATATCGGTGGGCTGCTCAATACGCGTCCGGAAACCTACATCAAACTGGAGAATGACGAGATCACCATTTTGGCGGAAGATACGACCCTGCGCAGCCGGCTCGACGTCACTGAAGCGATGACGGTCAGGAAAAGCGCCCGTTTTGATGACGGGGTGCAAGTGCAGGGCCTCACATCCCTCAAGGGCGATGCGGAAGTCGGTGGGAAATTGCGTGTGGCGACAGGGGCGAGCGGACAGTTCACAACCATGAACGGCCATATGATTGCCGTTGAGAACGGGATCGTCGTCGCGATTTCATGACAGGTCCCGACAAGCGGGACGGCGTCAGGTCGGGCTGAGCGCTCCTGCGGTGCGTGTCGGGCCACTCGTCTTCTTCATCATCTGATAAAGCCGGTTCAGCGGGAAAGGAGAGTCGGATGACGTCGCTTCTACTTGATGGCGCGGACTGGGATTTATGCGTCGACCGCAATGGCGACCTTGCCCTCTGCACCTCACCCTATGATGTCGCACAGGATGTCGCCTGCGCCCTGCGCACTTTTCAGGGTGAATGTTGGTACGATACGGGGCGCGGTCTTCCCTATTTCAGCAAGTTACTGGGACGGTCTCACAATGAGGCCAGCTTCATCGCGCTTGCCGAGGAGGTCGCCGCAACGGTTCCCGAAGTGGAGAGTGCGCGCTGCATCGCCGCGCTCAATCGGTCAGACCGGCGATTGCATGGCACGATCGAACTGACCTTGCGAAACGGGGAGACGACACGTGTCGCGTTCTGAAGCCACGACATCCGTACCGAAACTGCAACTGACCGATCGGGGGTTTGTCGTTCCGTCAGAACCTGATGTGCTGGCAGGGGTGCAGGCCGATATCAACGCGGCTTTGGGTGGGGCTGCCAATATGGCCCTCGATACGCCTCAGGGGCAGATTGCGATGACCATGTCCGCCATCATTGCGGATTGTCACGACCAGCTTGTCGCACTCCTCAACGGGATTGACCCGGCCCTGGCTGCGGGACGCATGCAGGACGCGATCGGTGCCCTTTATTTTATGTCGCGATTGCCTGCGATGCCATCCCGCGTGGAAGCTATCCTGTCCGGCACGCCGGGACAGAGCTTCAGATCAGGTGCGCGTATGGCGACTGACGGGCGTCACGCATGGCTGACGGAAAATGATCTCACCCTGCCCGCCAATGGCACCGCCACCGTCTGGCTGCAATGCGATCAGGCGGGTGCGATCACATGCCCACCAGGCGCCTTGCGTGCCTATAACGGGGTCGCCGGGCTGCAGAACGTCATGAACCCGCATGCAGGCACTTTGGGTCGTGAGACGGAAAGCCGACAGGCTTTTGAGCGACGACGCCAGCAGATCCTGTCAGGCAATGCAACGGGGACAAACGCGGCGCTGCTCGGCGCGCTGCGCGATCTTAATGGTGTGGTGGATGCATGGGTGACGGATAACCCGACGGATGAGCCGATGCGTTTCGGCGCGCTGACATTGCCGCCCCACAACCTCTTTATCTGCGTGGCGGGTGGGGAGACAGCGGCGATCGGCCAGGTCATCCTGAAGAAAAAGCCCCCTTGTTGCGCCACATTCGGGCAAGAGACCGTGACGGTCATGGATGGCAACGCAGCTTATAAAACGCGACAACCGCAATATGAATTTCATTTCAGCCGTCCCGACGATGTGGCGATTTATATCGACGTCACCTTGCTGCAGAATGATCGCATCCCCGCCGATGCGCTGGATCAGATCCGTCGTGCCGTCCTCCAGGCCGCGCAAAGTGCGGATGGCCGTGCGAGATTGCGGATGGGGAGTGAGATATTGGCCAGCCAGTTCAATGCGTCCCTGGCCGCTTTAGGGGACTGGGTGCAGATTCTTGGCGTCAGGCTGGGATTTCGTGACGGGGAGACGGTCATCCCGACGGAAAAAACCTTCCTGACGATGGAGGTTTACCAGCTTCCCTATATTCAGGAAGACTTCATTACCCTGACCCTCAAGGACAGTCACGATGCGTGACCTGTCTGAGACCATCCTGGCGCAATATGCGGCATCACCGCGCCTGCGAATGATCCTTGACGGGTTCAATCAAAGCATCGACCCGCGAAATATCATCGATCAATGGTATCAGCGCGTCTTTGATCTGAAGACGGCGTCCGGCTGGGGGCTCGATGTCTGGGGTCGGATTGTCGGGATCGCGCGGGTCATTCCTGTCGCCAAAACAGAATATCTGGGTTTTGAGGAGGCCGATGATCGCTCCGGCACGGCGCGGCCGATGAATGATGGTGTTTTCTATCGCGGCACGGCGGTAACATCGGGCTTCGCCCTGACAGACGATGCCTACCGGCAACTGATTCTGGCGAAGGCGGCGGCAAATCTCTGTAGCGGCAGCATCGCCGATATCAACGCTATTCTTATGACTCTCTTCGGCGCTTACGGGGATATTTGGGTCGAGGAAACGTCTGCCACAACCATGACGATCTGTTACAGCTGGGACCTCACCCCCGCCCAGAGCACGATTATCGTGACTTCAAAAGCCCTGCCACGCCCGAGCGGACTGCGCCTGACCTACCGGTATGTCGCCCCATAAAAAGTGGCCCTGCACGCGTGAGGCTTTTCACCTTTTCTTAAAGGAAGATCCGTCCGATGAAGCTGGCAGATTTCCAAGCGCTCTTCATGCGCGTTTTCGCGTCCGAGGCGGAAGCCGGGACAATCACCTATCCTCTTCCGCAGGACAAGCCATCCGCCGGGCGCGTGGGCGTTCGGCAGGGCTTTCCGCTGGAAACAATGACCCCGATCGCGGCGGGTGGCCTGCCGCCGCATGGCGCGGACCTTAATGGCATCCTGCGCATGTTATCAGCCTCCTGCCAAAGGGGGGAGGCGGGCGTCATCCTGCCTTTCTCCGCCGATTTCGCTTCTTTGATCGGTGGTTATCCCAGAAATGCGCTCGTCACATACGGGGCGGAGAGCCTCTTTTATCTGTCCCTTTCGGATGAGAACCAGTCCGTGCCGGGCACGCCTGGCGCGCAATGGCGCGGTTTGCTGGAAGATGTCATCACCACCCCGTCTTCAGCAACGGCGGACATCAAAATACGCTTTATGGTGATGCAGCCGGCAACAGATAATGCGGCAGATATTTTAAGGGTCGTCACCCTGTCCGGCAGCGCGATCGACATGCCAAGCCTGGCCTTTCTGGAAGCACGCCTGACGGATGTTGTCCGAAGCGCGATTTCCAGTGACCAGGAAAGATTGGTCCGGCTGATCCGTGCCAACAGCGTTTCAGACGCGCGCGGTGGTTTTGTCGTCGTGATTGACCAGGATGGCAGGCAACTGACTCTGACCTCCTCGGCGCTGGCGCAGAATATCGCTGAGGCCGCTGCCGCCGCGGCCACCGCCGATTGCGTGCGGTCACATCCTGACGCGGATGCGGCACAGGCCATTACCGCGCTTTCCGGGTTTGAAAATGCTGATGCGAAAGGCCCGCTCGTTGCGGCGGAAGGTAAAAAGGGAACGGATTTTCGCCTCCCCTCCGTCCCTTATGTCATGCAGATGATCCTGGAGGGTGCGGGCCTGAAAGTCAGCCGCGCCAACCCCGGATATAGCACATTGCCGGGCGGTGTGGTGTTGCAATGGGGGTTTTACAAAACCGACAATATGCGGGGCATGGCCAATGTTGAATTCCCCATGGTTTTCCCCTCCACCTGTGCGGCCGTTATACTATGTGAGTCCGCGGCGCAGGGCACATGGTTTAACTCCACACCGACTGTCCATGGCGTGTTTGAGGGTTGGACGCCCACCGGATTTATCGCCGTCACCCGACTTTTTACAGCCGCCGGACAGAATGTGCCGCATGAGGCATCCGGCTCGTATCTTGCGATCGGATTTTAACGATGACGGAAAATATTTACTGGTCGCCTGCCAAGAAGGGATTTTACCCCGCGAAATTAAGGCCGGTTTATGAGAGGAACGGGAGTTGGCCGGATGATGCGCGTCCGATCCCGGACCATGTTTTCCGGGCGTTCAGTGGCGCCCCGCCGAAACCGGGTCAGCGCAGGGGTTGCGGCGTGGACCTCATGCCCATGTGGGAGGATGACGGGACGGGCCTGTCCGAAAAGGAAGGGCGGGTCAACACGGCGCAGAAGCGTCTTCTCCAGGCGCGGGAGACCGTCCTCAATCAATTTGTCCTGATGGGGACATCAGTCCCGTCAGAATGGGCCGATTATCTCAGAATTCTGACGGCGATCAGTTCCGGCCGTGACACGGTGACGGACCTGCCTGGCGCGCCCGCCCTGTCCGTCGATTGATTTAAGGCGTGCGCCGTTATTCGGCGCGGCGCTTCACGGAACCGGAGGGTCGAAGAGAGAAATTATTATTTGAGACGCAGATGCGGAGAATAACCCGCCGCGTCATGTCCAGAAATTTTATGCTGAAAATGATTTGGGAGGATCGGTGGCATCCGATGGCCCATGAGATCCGAGAAAAATAAAAGATGACGGAAAAAGAAACCCCGACGAGTTACATCCAGCGACCGGAATTTGAAGTGCTACGACAGGAGGTGCGATCCATTGAAAAAAATCTGACGCGTCTCGATGTGGTGGTGCAGCAACTTTTTGCGCAGGGGCAGGAGCAGAATAGCCGGTTGTTGGAAATCGCGGAAATGCTGCAGAGACAGGAAGATACGCGCGACTCCCGGGATCGGGCCATGCGTAAGATGATCTGGGCGGCCAATACGCTTGGCCCGAAAGCCGTTGCGCTGGGCGCCCTCCTCGTCTCGCTTCTTTACGAATGGTTGAAGCGTCGATGA